TTGCAGTTGCTATTGAAAAGGCAACCCAAGGGTTAGTGCTAAGAAAACATTTGCGTCCAGACTTGTTTTTGGAGTAAGATTAAATTGCAAACTTGGCTAGGGTAGCTCCCGAAAAGACGATTCGTTACCGTCCTGCCACAGTTTCTTCTCAGTAACGGTAACCAAAGAACGTAAGGTTGTATGTTTTTCTATCAATTCAATATTGGTGACTATCAAAGTCACACCTCCCATTTATCTGAAACTGAAGATTTGGCCTACAGGCGTATGCTTGATTGGTGCTATCTACACGAACGCCCTTTACCCAAAGATCCTCAGCAAATAGCTCGTCTGATTCGTATGCCAACGCATAGCGAAGGCATTGCTACAGTTTTGCAAGAATTCTTTAAGGAGCAAAAAGAAGGGTTTGTCTCAGATCGGGTTCTTTTTGAAATTTCACGCACAAAAGAGAAAACCGAGAAAGCTCGTTCATCTGCAAGGAAAAGATGGGATGCGAACGCATTACCTTCGCAATCCGATAGCAATGCTATACCAATACCCCAAGATACCAATATACCAATACCCAAAGATGATATTAGGCATCCTTCGGATACCGTTCGCCAACATATACCTTGTCAACATCAAAAAGTCATCGACCTGTACCACCAGAAACTACCAAACCATCTCAAGGTAGAAGTTTGGCATAAGACGAGACAGGGTTTACTCAAAACCAGATGGGCAGAAGTTGAGGACGATATTTTCAAAGAGAAGGGGTCTGTCTCGGAGGAAGAGATTTTGGACTGGTGGACCAGATTCTTTGGCTACATTGGCAAGTCAAAGTTCCTGACTGGCAAAACCTTTACGAAGGATAGGAGGCCTTTCATGGCTGACTTGGAGTGGATTGTTCGCCCAACGAACTTCACAAAGATTATTGAACAAAAATATCATGGAGAATAAACATGGCCTTATCAAAATTTAGCAATGACGATGACACGCAAGTAGACACTTCCGAACAAAGACTCATGTGTTTTGCCCATGGTTGCCCAAACAAGTGGAGTGTTCAGATCGGTGGGGGTAAACCCCTATGTTCTGCTCACCAATGGAGTGACTCTTCCGATTGGGGTTCTATCACTTCAAAGCTGACAGTTGATAAGCTTTTGCCACCTACCCCAAGAACGATTGCGAACTATTACGATCCTTTGGAAGGGGATGCATTTTGAACTATTTTCAAGCCCAAGACCTTTTAGACCAAGTACGCCATGGACACAATGCCCCCTCCTTTCTCGTTGACAAAGCCCTCGAACTTACTGGAGACTTGTCCTGTGGAACATTTTGCAAGAATGGCCCTGAATCAGGGATCTATCGATCACGCCAGATTCCGAGTGAGGGAATTGGAGCAAGACGAGACTGGTATGTGGGTGGGTCTAGGCCAAGCAGTAGCCAAACGACTGAAGGAGTTGCGTGATGAAACTCATCGTGGGGATTGATGCAGGACTTTCAGGTGCATGGGGGATGATTGACCTCCATGGCAAATACTGGTCACTGGGGGATATGCACCATAACGAGAATGGCGTACTGGAAACCGAAAAGATTTGGAGCGAAATGGCTCAGGCTAGGGATGGTCAAGATATTGTGGTGGTTTTGGAAAAGGTCCATTCTATGCCAAAACAAGGGGTCAGCAGTACCTTCAAGTTTGGAATGGCCTTTGGAGGGGCCTGTGCGCTCGCTAAACGCTTTAATTCACCCCTGTTGATGCCTACCCCTCAGGAATGGAAAAAATCGCTTAAATTGAGTTCTGACAAGCTTGAGAGCCTATTCATGGCTAGAAACCTGTTCCCAAACGCACCTTTGCACCTGAAAAAGCACAATGGAAGGGCTGAGGCTTTATTGATTGCAGAATTTTATAGGAGACAAAATGAAAAGTAAGTACACGATAGGGAGCAAGATACACCAAGCTCTTTGCAAACTAGAGATTGGAGGCTTAGACGTTAGTACGCTTAGGAAGGCAATTGACTTCAAGGAATCTTCTAGCATCTTTGACAGGGCAATCATTCAACCCTTATCCAATGATGGGATGATTCAAAGGATGGATATGACCTTTTTTATCACGCCCCAAGGCGTAGCACGTTTGGATAGCATGGGAAGGTTTATTAAGTCTAAGTTAACAAGAAAAGAAAAACTGGCGTGGGAGCCTTACGTTTTTATTGAAACAACGTCTGTAAGAGTGAGTGCAGACGATCATTTTAAATGTGCAAGCAGAAGAGGAAATCACCTTTTTTATAGAGATGGGAGAGTAGAAAATGTCTAGACAAATTGATCCACATGATTCAATCGATTTTATTTACAAAAATGGTGCTCTTTTTGGTATAGCCAAGTCAGACAGGGTCTATGCTGATGAGCTAAGGAAGACGATCAAAGCAGAGCTTATGGTAGAGGCCCTAGAAAAGGGCATGGAGGCTGTAAACGCCCAAGAGAGATACGCATATAGCCACCCTACTTACAAAGCCCACCTGAGGGCTATTAAAGAGGCTTATCAGGAAGAAGAGCAGTTGAGATGGCAACTGGTGGCCGCACAAGCTCGTGTAGATGTCTGGAGGTCACAAGAGGCTAGTAACAGGTCCATGGACAGGGCTGTAGCGTGAACAACAACTTATCTGCGAAGGAGAGGGCTTACATTGGTCTGGTCAAGGAGTTGCCTTGCTCAGTCTGTGATGCCCCTCCCCCAAGCTCTGCTCACCATATCAAACAGTCATGTCAATACACGGTGGTGGCCCTTTGTTGGGACTGCCACCAAAGCCCAACGCTAGGTTGGCATGGGCAAAAAAGAATGTGGGCCATTAAGAAGATGGAGGAGCTAGATGCCCTTGATGTCACAGTAAAAAGAATAATAACCCTACTGCAAGGTGGGGAATTAAAATAAGTGTTTGACGTTCATTAACTTTCTGTTAAGATTCCAATCACTGCAATAAGCAGTATTACTTGAAAGACAAAAGGAAACAACCATGAACGCAAACGATATCTCCCTCTCCCCAGTAGACACACTTGGCGAATTACTCGCTCGTATTGCAGAACTCACAGCCCAAGCAGATGCAATCAAAGACAGCATCAAAGACAAAGCATCCATGGGTGGTGACAAGGTAGTCGAGGGTGCTTTCTTCAAAGCTACATACATTGAGTCCAACCGTAAGACTACAGATTGGAAAGCCATTGCAGAAATCTACGGTATTCCTGACGAAGTAATTATTGACAACACCAAGGTCACAGCAGTGTTCTCAGTTAAAGTAACTTCACGTTAAAGGAAATACCATGACAAGAGCAATCATCAAATCAGCAATGGCAATTTCAGAGTTGGAATATGTTTTAGACAACATCAGCACTGATGATAAAAAGAAAATTGAAGACTATACCGATACAGAAATATTGCACGAGGCAAAATATGTTTTAGGATTATTCACCGATCCAAATGAAACACATTGGAATGCAGAAGACTTGCGTGGAGAGAATGGCGCATCTCAGCAAAAGTGGGCTAAAGAAGAAGTCCGCAAGATCCAAGCATTCATCAAGAAATATAGTTAAACCAACTGCCCCTTCGGGGGCTCAAAGGAAAAATCATGGAAAACATAGAAACAATTTTTCAAACTGAAGATGGCGTAAGAGTAGCAGTTGACGAGTGGCATGGAGGGGTTTGGTTAAGCTTTCAAGCTCGCCATGCATCTATGCACACCACCTTTACTCGTGACGAGGCAGAGTTATTGTTGGTGGCCTTGCAAAAAGTTTTGGAAAATACCCTTTCAATTGCGTAGGATATTAACTTTGAGTTAAAATAACGTCACTGCAGTAAGCAGTATTACTTGAAACAAACCAAAAGGAAATCACCATGTACCGTTATTCATCTTCTTCTAAGCAAATGGCTTTTCGTTCTTCTACTCCTTTGAGCAATGATGCTATCGCTCGTTATGCCCCTAGCGTATTGGCAGACTCAGCACACGAGTCCAGAGGCCAGAAGTACACATTCATTCCTACTGTGAACGTGATTGATGGATTGCGTGCTGAGGGTTTCGAGCCTTATGAAATTCGTCAGACAAAGACAAAAGACTTGTCTAAGCGTGAGTTCACCAAGCACATGGTGCGTATGCGTCACCCTGATGCTATCTCCTCTGAGGGCGAAGTACCTGAGTTGATTTTGATCAACAGCCATGATGGCACAAGCTCCTACCAGTTATTGGCAGGGTTTTTTAGGTTCGTTTGCTCCAACGGTTTGATTGCAGGAAACATCCAGTCTGATGTGCGTGTGCGTCACTCTGGCAACGTGGTCCATGACGTGATCGAAGGCTCATTCAAGGTATTGGAAAACGTCAAGGAAATTGGCGAGAGAATTGGTGAGTACAAGTCCATTACCCTAGACAGGTCAGAGCAAGAATTGTTTGCCAACACTGCACTGCAGTTGCGTTGGGAAGACAAAGCTCCTGTAACAGCAGACAGGGTCCTGCAGGCCAACCGTTATGAGGACGTTAAGTCTGACCTGTGGACTACCTTCAACAGGGTCCAAGAGAACATGATCAAGGGTGGCTTGTCTGGCAAAACAGCCACAGGCAGAAGAATGCACACAAGGGGTGTGTCAGGTGTCAACGAGAACGTCAAACTCAACAGGGCTCTTTGGAGCCTTGCTGATGGCATGGCAAAACTCAAATCGAACGTGATTGATATTGAAACTTTAGAGATGGCATAAAAACAACAGGGGGCTAATAACCCCCTAGCTAAACCTTAATGAATACTTTTTACAACATTATTTCTTGGGTGCTCATCATGGCAGGGGTGATGGGCATCTTTACTGTATCTGCTGTTATCTTTTGGTTAATGTATGAGGAGATTAACAAATGAACATTTATGCTGAAAATGCTTTTAACGAATGGAACAAGTCTCAGTACATGGGTACTTCTGATGTGGTCAAGGGAGCCTTTTTAAAGGGTTTTTTGTATGCCCAGACCCCAGAGGCTCAAACTCTCCCAAAAGACGCTCTAACGCCCATTAAAGTCAATGGAAATGGGTGTTGCGTCTATTACCAATGCAACAATGGTTGCGTAGATGAACAGGACTAACATGAAAACAGCAGAAGATGAAGAGTTTGAGATGATTGAACGTCAATTGTCAGGATGGCGTAAGCGTCAAATAGAAACTCAAAAAGAGAGCATAGACAAGTATGACCCTTCAAAGGTATTCCTACAGGCAGGGTGGTACAGCAAAGAGCAATTAACAAATCTGTTAAACAAACTCAAGGACAAGAAATGACAAATGAAGAAATTATTAAATTGGCAATAGAACACACCATTAATGGTTTGAATTTTGATGAAGATGGTCTTTTACGTTTTGCCAAACTAATAGCAGAGCATGAGCGTAAAACCTGTGCTTTGTTTTGTGAAGAAAAACGCATAGAAACTCGGCTTTATTCAACCCCTACACAATCAAATTGGTTGGCTAAAAAAATCTGAGCCAAATGATTCACTATCACGGCACACCCATATCGCCCATAAAAGCTATTGAAACTATGGGCGGTAAACATTTTTGCGTATCTTACGCTAGACCAGACGATTTAAAACGTTGTTTGCGCCTTGGGCAAAGCCTAATGCTAGACAACGGGGCATTTAGTGCCTATACCCGTAAATTGCCATTTGACCGCAATGGGTTTTACGAATGGGTAGAACCTTTGTTAGCCCATCCACATTGGTCGGTTGTGCCAGATGTTATTGACGGGACTATTGAACAACAAAGAGAAATGGTCAAAACATGGCCTTTCCGCAAAGAGTTTGGTATTCCTGTTTGGCATTTAGGATTACCGATTGACTACCTATTGGAAATTTCAGACCAATGGGGGCGTGTCTGTTTTGGGTCGGCAGGCGAATACTGGCAGATAGGTACAACAAAGTGGTGCGGAAGAATGGATGAGGCTTTTAACGCCTTGTCTAAAACTTTTGGCAAACTGCCTTGGGTTCACGGACTGAGAATGTTGGGTCAGTCGTCAGGCCCATGGCCATTGGCAAGCGCAGATTCCACAAATGTTGCCCTACACCATGCAGAAAACGCACCTTGTGCGGGATGTATGTCTAAACGCATAGATTCAACCAATCCACCCCTTAAATGGGAAAACAAACCTTTACAAGAAACATTTTTATGATTTATTCAATTATTTTTATAACCGCCTTGGTCGTGGCTAATCTTTTAGTGGTTTTGCTTGGCCCGTGGTTTAGCTTAGTTAATAGTTTCTTTTTGATTGGTTTGGATTTATCAATACGAGACAAACTGCACGATTCTTGGCAAACCCACTTACCGCTAAAGATGGGGGCTTTGATTTTTGCGTCTAGCGGTATTTCGTATTTGCTAAACCCAGCCACAGGAATAATAGCCATAGCCTCCTTTGTAGCGTTTGCTTTGTCTATGCTTGCAGACACCTTGGCGTACCATTTTTTAAAAGAAAAACCTTGGTTTATTCGGTCTAACGGCTCAAACCTAGCGGGTTCGGCAATTGACTCGGTAGTTTTTCCAACTATTGCATTTGGTGGCTTGATGCCAGAAATTGTGGCTTTGCAGTTTTTGACCAAAGTCGCAGGCGGTGTAGTTTGGTCTTTTGTAATTGGCCGATGTATAGGGATTGGCAGAAGTAATTTGAGCAAAGGAACAAGAAATGACTGAAGAAACAAATAAATGCACAACCTGTTCTTGTGACTTTACAGACGATGAAGGTGGCGTACATGGTGACTTTGGAATCTTACCAATGTCTTTTTGTCCTACTTGTCTATTTTGTATGCTAGACATGGCTGAACAGTTAAATCCTAGAGAATGGCTAGGACTGACTGATAATGAATATCAGGACATCCTCATTAAACACGACAATGGGGGGTTACTTAGTTTTTACAATTTGGTTGAGGAAAAGCTTAGGCAAAAGAACACTGAATGATAGAAAAGATCAGAACTTTTGATGGGATAGTAAGGGGGATACCACGCAATAGAAAGCTTGTGGTGATCGAAGGATATTTGTACAGATGTACTAACTGTGGTATAATTTGGAGAACTAAAGATGGCACAAAAGCCCATGATTGCGAAAGCAAAGACTACTGTGACACGCAAAGAGAAGGTAATAACGCCAACTCAGCGAATTGTTGATGTTAGGGCCACAAAGGCTCCTATACCTAAAACGCCAACAGCAGAGCAAGTCAGTGACTTAGACTGGATGAACTGGGTAGAGTACGCCCAAGCTAGGCTCAGGTACTTAGAGAACAAGTTGGTGGATGCCGAAACCAAACTCGCAGATTTAAAAGCCATAAACCAAAGCCTTCAAAAGAGATTGATGCAAGGCTAATTTGAAGTTAAACTTCACCAGTGCATAAAAGTTTGAAAGGATAACGAAATGCCTAGTCAAGTAATCAACAAAGGTGGAAGGCCAAGCACCTTCGATATAGTCATAGCAAATGAGATATGTGCCAGAGTAGCTAGTGGGGAAACAATACAAAACCTCACAAAGAATGCCTTATTTCCTGCTCAATCAACTGTATACAAATGGCTTACAGCACACCCAGAGTTTGGGGAGATGTTAAGACAGGCGAGAGCAGACTATGCAGTGACACTGGTAGACCAGTACACCGATATCATGGATAAAGAGCCTCAGACCTTCTTCGATGCACAGGGGAATAAGCGTATAGACCCTGCATCGGTGGCTGACAAAAAGCTCAGGATGGAGGGGCGTAAATGGCTTGCAGGGAAGTACAACACCTTGTTTGCTGACAGGGCTCCCACTGATAAGCTTGAAGATCAAGGCGAGATTGTTGACGTTAAAGCTAGGGAAGTCATTACAGCCTTGGTGAAGAACTATGAGCTAAAGAGACAACTAGTGGTTGCAAATGCATGAGGACATCATTGAGCAGTTAAATGACCCAGAGGTCCAAGACTGTCTTAAAAAGCTCTCTAAAGACGATCTGATAGCCTTCCAATGGCGTATGAAGTGGTTGGCAGATGCCCATGACCACCAGATTGTGCCTTCTGGAGACTGGTGGAATATCTGGCTACTCCTTGCAGGCAGGGGGGCAGGGAAAACCCGAACAGCCTCTGAGACCATCGGTAGGTGGGCTTGGGAACTGCCTAATAGTAGGTGGTTATGTGCAGGCCCCACGAGTTCTGATGTCAGGGGAACGATGTTTGAAGGCGATTCTGGGCTCATCAATGTTATCCCCCCAGAACTAATAAGAGACTACAACAAGTCTTTTCACGAGATAACCTTGACCAATGGTAGCCTGATCAAGGGAATACCTGCTAGTGAGCCTGAGCGTTTTAGGGGGGGTCAGTGGCATGGGGCTTGGTGCGATGAGTTGGCCGCATGGGACTACATCACAGACGCTTGGGACCAGATCATGTTCTCAGTGCGTTTGGGTGCTAAAACTCGCATAATAGCCACCACAACCCCTAGACCAAAGGACCTGATCGTAGAACTGGTAGGCAGGGCCAATGATGACGTAGTTGTAACCACAGCCTCAACATATACCAATCTTGCTAACCTTGCACCTTCATTCCAAAAGCAGATCCTCCAGTATGAGGGTACAAAGCTCGGAAAACAGGAGATTTATGCAGAGATTCTGGACCCTGAGGACACTGGAATCATCAAAAGGTCTATGTTTAAGCTATGGCCCAATGGTAAGGCCTTCCCCAAGTTTGAGTACATTGTCCAAAGTTACGACTGTGCTACCTCAGAAAAGACTCAGAACGATGCCACTGCTTGTATAACCTTTGGCGTATTTAAGCCTACAGATGGGCCTATGAGCGTGATGGTGATCGATTGTTGGCAAGACAGGCTCCAGTACCCAGACTTGCGTCCTAAGGTCAAGGAGGAGTATGAGGTGGTGTTTGGCGAGGGTAAAGACAAGAAGAGGGTGGACTTGATTCTGGTGGAGGACAAGTCAGCAGGGATTCAGCTTATCCAAGACTTACAGAGAGCACATTTGCCTGTTCGGGCCTATAACCCGGGTCGCATTGACAAAGTCCAAAGACTCAATGTGGTCAGTCCAGTTATCGTCCATGGTAGGGTTTGGATACCTGAGAGTGGCAAGAACAAGGGTTACGTTAAGGACTGGGCAGAAGGAATGGTCAGCCAAATCTGTGCCTTTCCTGAGAGTGCTCACGATGACTATGTGGATGCCATGACCCAAGCCCTAAGGTTCCTGAGGGACAGTCGATGGTTAGATGTTGATGGCCCACCACCTGATGACTATGACCCAGAGGATTATGTGGACGCAGGTCAAACCAAAGGCAACCCCTATGCTCAATAAACAATCTGGTGAATACAAGCTCTTGATGAGGCTCAAGAAGATGGGGGCCTTCGATGACCAGAGGGAAACCAAAGTAAAGCTTAGGACTGAACGTACAGAATTCTTAATCAACATATGGCTAGACCGTAATCCAAACCCTAGTCATAATATAGGCAGTCACATCTACAGAGGTCAGAATGCCTAACCCTCGTGCTCAAAAGCCCCTAACACTTGAACAGATAACCTTAGATGCTAAGAGATTAGGTGTCCCTGTTACTGCCATGATGGATATGTTGGCAGGTGGCTTGAAGGGCTCCACGACTCAAACTGTTGGTGGATTGGCAGACATTGCCAACGCAATCAATGAATTTTCTTTTAGAGGACAGTTGCCTAAGGTTCCCTTTGGCTCCGAAGAACTGTCTAGGATGACTCCAGATGTTGTTCCAAGTAATGATGCATTACGCAAGCATTCAGCAGAGTATGGTCAGACCATGGGAGGGTTTATACCTACTCCTATGTCAGGTCAAGCCTTACAAGGTGCTGTCAAGTTAGGAGCCAAGGGAGCTAAAGCTTTAGGTGAGGAGGCAGGCAGACGAGCAGTGATGGGTGAGTCCTTTACTCCTTTTGTTAATACAGCCATACCTAGAACTAATGTAGTCAAACCTGAGAAGGGTGGTAATTGGTTAGCAGGTAATGTTGAGAAAACATTAGAAAGTTTAAAGCAATCCGATCTTTTAAATAATGTTAAATACTTTCATGGCCCAGAATTTGAAAAAGCTAGGGAAGCTCGAATTAAACAGTTAAAAGAAAGTGGTAGTGAGGGTGCTTTGCGTGTTGCTAAAATTCTTGAAGAAAACATAGAGCCAGACAAAGCCAAAGGTGCATTAAATCAGTGGGTTGATAAGAACTTAACAAATTATGTCAAGAAGGAAATGGGTACGCCTGAAGACCCAGTTCGTAAATTGGCAGAACAAGGAATTGTTCACATTCCAAGCGAGCGAGTTGCGATCAATCGTTATCGAGGACCTGAACATAGACAAGCTTATGGTGGAGAACAATTAGGTAAATCGGAAGAGGCAAAGGCTTGGGAAGATGCATCTGATGTAGCAATCAATGTCCCAAGGGCACGAGGAATCAAGGAAAATGAATCTCTTTATCAAGCAAATCCTTGGGTTGAAAAGCTTGCAGATGAAGATCGTGTTTATGCTTTAAACAATCCTGCATCTTATCGCTCAGAATTTAGTGGACTTGGTTTTGACCACATTCTTGATGTACTCAAACAAGATATAGACAATGGTCGCTTGCGTCCTGAAAGTCTCAAAAATGTCAGTATGGAGCAAGCTGTACGCAGGGCTTATGAGTATGACCAAGAGATGGCAAAGAAGATGGCAGAAGCCCAGATTAAAAACACTGAGGGTATGCCTGTCCACAAAGAGTATCCTGAAGGATACAAGTGGATCGAATTGGCGATGCCCAAAGAGTTGCCTGAAGGTTGGAGGAAGTCAGGCATAGTTGGAGAATACTATGACGAAACAGGAAAATTTCGGAGGCATCCCGGAGAAAAGAAACTTGAAGATGCCCTCAAATACGAAGGCGAAACCATGGGTCATTGTGTTGGTGGCTATTGCCCTGACGTATTAGAAGGACGCTCACGCATTTTTAGCTTGAGAGATGCAAAGGGTGAACCTCATGTGACTGTAGAGTTAGAGCCACAAAAACACCCTATAGGTTATAGCACACAAGGGAAAGAAACATTTCCTGAGGATTTTGAATATAGTTATAAAAAATTACCTCAAGAACAACATCAAGCTGTTTATAGCAGAGCAAAACAAATATTCGATGATCTTAAATATGTAAAACCAAGCTCATTCATGGATTCATTTCAAGAGGCGGCTAATGAAATTCTTGGCGAAGCAAAACCAAACATTGTCCAAATTAAAGGCAAACAAAACCTTGCACCGAAAGAACAATACTTACCTTATGTACAAGACTTTGTTAGATCAGGTAATTACAGTGATGTCGGTGATTTAAAGAATACTGGACTTATTACAACAGATGAATTTCATCCAGATACTTTAAACAAACTTGGTATCAAACTTCCAAAATATTTAACGCCACAAGAAAAAGCTGAATTAAACAGACATATTTATAATTATCAACCAGACAACCCAAGCACACATACTTTGCCTGAGTCTATTCAACCATTCAGGATAGCACCAGAGCCACCAGTACAAGAATACAAAGATGGTGGAGCAGTCCAGAAGTTTGATGATGGTGGGAGCGTAACCAAGGACGAGGATTTGTTTAAGCCCTTCTTTGGTAACCCACACATCCAAAAGCAAGGTGCTATAGCAAGGCAGAACGCATTAGAAAGAACACCTGATAAGGTATATGACCCCAAGACTTATGGTGCTATAGAGGCAGGTTTAGGCGTACTGGGAGGCATGGTCAACCCTATTGTTGGTGGAGCTTTGGGTATTGCCAAGAGCATTCCAGAGGCCATCAGGACCAAGCAACCACCTGCTCCTTTGGCATCAAAGTATGCTGAAGAATACCTTCAGAACAATCCATTAGGTCAACCTGAGACTGAGAAGGGCAGAGAATATTTAGAAAGTTTTGGCAAATTATTGTCTGAAGACTTGAAACTCCCTCCAGTTTTTGGGGACTTGATGTTTGCTCACAATGTTGGCGAGGTATCTAAGCCTGTCAACATGATGCTAAAGGATTACTTTAAGGCTAATCCTCCCTCAGTTGGTCTAGGAACTAAAGACGTATCTGGCTTACCTCCTGAGAAGTTCCTCAAGCCAAAGACAGCCAAGGACTTGGAATTAGAGAAGTTGCATGATGACTTAAAGAACAAGATCAAAGAAGATGGTCCTGCAATCAATGCATTCGAGGACATTGCCTATGATGACAAGTTGCCTGTTGAGTCACAAAAGCACATACCTAAGTCTGTTGAGGATATAGCGAACATAGAGAATATGTTTAATCTAGCTAAGGGTCAGGTATGGAATAAAGGGCGTGACCTCAAGGAGGCCATGCAGAAGGCCCTTAAAGAGCATACTAAAGAGCTTGGCATTGATACCTCACTTGAATCCCCAGAGACCCATGATTATTTGGTCAGAATGGGCGTTAGGGATGCCATGACAGCACTGGAACAAAATCCTAATGCTGTGGGTTGGTATGACCAAAAGACACGCCAAGCTTTGGATATTATGAGCTTGTTGCACCCAGAGATTGCAACAGACCCCAATGCCAGAACAGCGTTTGTCTGGCCTATGGCTGTGACTTCTAATGGTTTGAAGGTCAACAAAAACTTTGAGTTAGCTAACCAAGCTTATGAGCTATACAAAAAGACTGGTGTGATGCCTAATGACATAGGGATTGGCACAGCAGGTGGAGCTATCAACGAGGGGTTGGATTTATACAACACTCTTAAAAAGCAATGGGGCCCTGACAATCTTCGTAAGTTTATGGACACTGATTTCACAGTAGGTGAGATATCTGCCATCGACAAGGATTTAAAACCCACTGGTGAGCATTCAGACGTTACGGTAAAGGGTAGTTCTATCCTTGGGCCAAAGATTGGTAATGGGTTTTATAGCAACCTCAATGGTAACTTTGACTCGTTGACCATGGACCGTTGGTTAGTCAGGACATGGGGGCGTTGGACAGGAACCTTGCTTGAGGATATGCCTAAGCAAACCTCTGACGCTAGGAACAGAGCAAACACTGTCTTACAAGACGTTTTAAAGAGCCCAGAAGAGACTAGAAAATTTGCTGACCTGATCAAGTCTGAGATCAGAGGTATGCACCCTGATGACTTCTCTAGGGCTGTCCAAGAGGCTAGTATGTTGCCTGCTAACAGGGACATAATGAACAACACGCCTTTAGGTGAAGAGGCTCGTAAGGCAGGGAACAGTTTAGCCAAGTACTTGGATGCACAGAAG